TCCAAAGCGTAGTGGAATACCATATTCCCAAGCTAGCCAGGTCTGAGCAGACCATTTCAGGGCCAGATGGGGGCCCGGTGACATTGGAAATTGTCGGTGTCGCAGCCCCGAAGACTTAAGGTTGAGCTACCGGAAAAGCTCCTTCCGCTTCTAAAGCCAAACCGGTATAAGACAGCTTATGGGGGCAGATACGCCCTCAAAAGTTGGTCATTTGCTAGGGCTCTTATCTCCCTAGCCGCTCAGAAGAAGCTCCGGGTTCTCTGTGCCCGGGAGACCCAGAAGTCTATTGACGAATCAGTCCATTATCTGCTCAAGAGCCAGATTGAGCGGATGGGCCTGGCCGACAAGTTCGATATCCAGGCCACATGGATTGGCGGACCAAACGGCTCTGAATTCGTCTTTGCTGGAATCAGACAGCAAGGCGTAGCCAATCTCAAGAGCTTCGAAGATGTGGACATCTGCTGGGTGGAAGAAGCCCAGGTAGTCACAAAGAAGTCATGGGATGTGCTGATTCCCACGATTCGCAAGCCCGGCTCGGAAATCTGGATCACCTTCAATACCGAACTGGATACCGACGAGACCTACCAGCGCTTTGTCATTGATCCGCCCGACGGGGCCTTTGTGGTCAAGATGGGCTGGGAGGATAACGCCTGGATGACGCCAGAAATGGAGCGAGAGCGTCTTCTAATGCTCAAGCGTGACCCGATTGGATACAAGACGACATGGGGCGGTGAGCCAAGGTCAGCCGTCGAAGGCGCTATCTATGCCCAGGAAATCGATCAGTTACTAAGGTCTGGCCGATTTACCACAGTCAGTCATGACCCAAGCCTACACACCCACACCGTGTGGGATCTGGGCTGGAACGATCAAACCGTCGTTCTCCTGGTTCAAAGAGCTGCGAGCGAACTGAGAATCCTAAGGGCCTACATCTCCCGCTTCTCCACCTACGAGCAAGACATCCAGGAGCTGAGGAATCAGGCCGAGAAGTGGCCCGGCAACCAATGGGGCAAGGATTGGCTGCCTCACGATGCTAGAGCAGCCCTAAAGACAGCGGGCGGGAAGACAGCAGAGCAAATCGTTCGCTCTCTAGGCAGAAACCCTGAAATCGTTCCCGATATCAACGTCGAGGACGGCATCAAGCAAGTCAGAACCACATTCCCAAGACTGTGGATCGACAAGAGCTGCCAGGACTGGCTTAACTCCTTGAAGAGATACCACCGGCATGTGACCACTGACGGCACAAAAACAGGCCAGCCAGTCCACGACGATGCCTCTCATGGCGCAGATGCCTTGAGATACCTAGCCATCGTTGCTGAGAAACTAAGCAACAGCAGGAATGAATTAAAGCCCATCAGATACTCCACAGCGGGTATAGTCTAAATATGCGCAGAGAAGTCAGATTCTGGTGTTTAGATTGTCTAGACAAGACCCGCTTGGGTCGATGGATCAAGAACGAAACTCCTGCTAAATGCGATGGGAAGCCAGAGCACCGCACTGGCAATGTTGTTCTGATCCCAGCCAAGGAATGCGACAAGCAAGCAGCGTGGGTGCTCATTGAGGACTTGTAATGTCCATCGACCATCAAAAGCTCCTAGACGCCATCCAACGTGCCAAGGACAACAGCTACGGCACGGATGAAACCAGCGCTCTAGGTCAAAAGCGGGCAAAGGCCATCGAGTATTACCTGGGCCTGAACACCAACCCAGCCCCTCAAGGCCGTTCCCAAGTCGTAGATCGGTCGGTCTACGAAACCATCCAGGTGATGCTCCCAAGCCTGGTGAAAATCTTTGCCGGGTCCAGTGACGAAGTTTGTAAAGCCATCCCTATCGGCCCTGATGATGAGGCAGGCGCAGAACAAACCACGGCTGTTCTGAGGCACTACGTCACCGAGAAGAACAACTGGGAGCAAATCTGCGCTGACTGGATTCATGACGGCCTCCTCCTGATGAATGGCTACTGCATGGCCTATTGGGATGAGAGCGAAAAGCTCACCCGAGAAGTCTACGAAGGTCAGAGCGAAGACCAGGCAGCCATGCTCTTGCAGGACGCCAACATCGAAGTGGTCCAGCAAAGTAGAACAGTAGATAAACAGGCCACACAAGAGGCGCAGGAGGCCTACCAAGCCCAACTAGCTCAGTACCAGCAGATGGCCCAACAGGCGCAGGCTATGCAAACGGGCCAAATGCCTCAGATGCCGCCTCCCCCTCAAGACCCGGGCGAAATCTACCTGTATGACCTGGTGATCGACCGCAAAGAGAACGAAGGCAAGGTCTGCATCAAGGTCCTGCCTCCGGAGCACTGTTCGGTAAGCATCGATACCCCGGACTGGACCCTCAATGAGTGTCCGTATTTCGAGTTCCGCCAGCAAAAGACGATCGCAGAACTCCGTGAGATGGGTCTTGAGGTGGATGAGGGCATCTCTGACGACGAAACCACAGCGGTAAACATCTCCCAAGAGGATTCAGCAAGAAACCGCTTCGGAGAAAGCCAGTTCGACACCCAATCCAAAGGCATCATGCGCCGGGTATGGACGCGGATGATCTGGATTCAGGCCGACGCTGAAAAGGACCATGTTTCCCGCCTTTACTACGTCATTGCTGTAGGCAAGACCATCCTCTACGCCGAGCCGTGCTCACGTATCCGGGTCTCATCTCTCACAGCTCAGCCCCTCCCGCACAGACACCCCGGACTTTCAGTAGCAGAAACCGTCTTCGATCTCCAAGACATCAAGATGGCGATCAAGCGGGGGGCGCTGGATAACCTCTACCTCGCCCTGAACGGACGAAACGTCATCTCTTCCAAGGTGAATCTGGAAGACATGCTCGATTCAAGGCCCGGTGGTCAGGTCCGGATGATCGATGACAGCCTTCCCGGCGAAGGTCATATCGTCCCCCTGGTCCATCCGTTCGCCTTTGACTCGATCATCGGCTCACTCGAATACTTCGACCAAGACCGACAGAACCGGACAGGGGCTAGCCGGTACTTCTCAGGCACAGATGCGGGAGCTATCAACAAGACAGCTTCGGGAACGATGGCCCTTCAGAACATGGCATCCATGCGGATGGAGCACATCGCCCGCATGATGGCCCCAGCGGTGGAAAACCTGTTCTCCATCGTCTGGGAGATCATTGCCAAACATGCCAACAAAGCTTTGACTCTGAAGCTCAAAGGTAAGTGGACCCCCATCGATCCTCAAGCTTGGAGGACAAAGCGCGATATCCGCATCTCCGTAGGGGTTGGGGCTGGCAACAAAGAGTCCATGATCGCCGCGCTGAACCAAACCCTTGCCGCTCAGATGCAGGTTGGCCTACCTCTAGGTTTGGTGACAAGAGACAACATCCAAGCCACCAACGCAGAGATTGCCAAGCTCCAAGGTTTTGCCAACTCGGAGAAGTTCTGGCCCGATCCGCATAACCTGCCTCCCCCTCCACAGCAACCCAACCCGGAGATGCTGAAACTCCAGGCAGAACAGCAAAAGACCCAGGCCCAAATGCAAGCGGACGCCCAGAAGTTCCAGGCGGAGACGGAACGCAAGAAGATGGAGCTGGGCCATCAAAGCATGGAGAACGACAAGAACAGAGCGTTCGAGCTTGAAAAAGCCAAGATGGACAACGCTGTGAAACTCGCCATCGCAGAGCAAAGCCACAACGCAGAAAACGCCCGCCACAGCCAGCAGATTGGCTTCGAGGCAGCCAAGATCGACCATCAAAGCCAGCGAGAAGACGCAGCAGTACAAAAGACCCAGGACAACGAAGACGGCATGGCAGAGGTGCTATCTAACCTCCAGATGGCCATGCAGTCCCTGCAGACCACTTTGGGGGACTTTTCAGGCGCTATCAACAGGCCGAGAACCATCGCCAAGGACGCCAAGGGTCAAAAATACGCCCGTCCCATGACGGATGAAGAAATGAACGGTTTGATGCAGTGAAGGAGAAATCATGGCAGTCAAAGCAGTAGCAATCATCTCTGGCGGTCCATACAAGAACCTGGACAGCACCTCTGTATTTGATATGGATGTGCAGCTTCTGCACCTCGCGTCAGGTGTCGAGCACACTCTTCGCTTGACTGAGGTGGAAACAGCGTTTCTGACCACCACAGTTCTTCAAGCGGCTATCCGAGAGGCGGTCAGAAGCTATCTGATCGACACCCAGATGGACACGTTTGGCTTGTTCGATACAGTCATGGTGCTCAACGCCACGGTATAAGCCTTCTAAACCGGAGCCTGAAGGGTGTCGGTTTCTCATATCAAGTCAAACATCATCCCCGACTTTACGGGGACGGTGACCCAGTTTGATTCTCTAGGCCAGACAGTCACCGTCGCGGCCACGGATCTGGTTCGTCCAAGCGACTGGAACTCGGTCCACAACCAGTTTTTCACCCTTACCGGGAACACCAACAACGCCTCCACAGTCAGTGGAACGAACGTTGTCCTCTCAGGAGGGAATGGCGTAACCCTGATCGGCTCGAACTCGGTCATCGGGTTCTCGGTAGCCAACCAATCGGTGGTGCCTGGCATTCAGTCAATCCAGGTCTCAAACACCACTTACACCACTGGCAATGTCATCTTCTCCAACGCCAATGGTGCGAGCTTTGGAAGCTCCGCGGGGGGTGCGGTTACTCTCAGCTATACCGTTCCTGCTGCACAAACAGGCATCAGCGGCATTCAGGTATCGGACACAACCTACACCAGCGGAACGGTAACCTTTCGGAATGCCAACGGGATCAGCTTTGGCTCATCTGGTGCTAATGGGATCAGTGCAAGCTACACCGTCCCGACCCAGACCAACCAGACGCTTGGAGTCTATGGAAGTTCCCAAACCACTGGCCAGTCTAGTTCGAGCACTGTTGACGCAAGAAGCCTCACATTCCGGGGTGCTGGTGCTGCGTCGGTCGGGCTGTCGGCAGGAGAAGTCATCATCTCCGTCGCCGCTGGGGCGCAATCAAACCAGACAGTTGGAATCTATGGGCTTTCTAACACCACAGGCCAGAGCAGTTCCAGCACTTATGACGCTAGAACTCTTTCGATCCGAGCCTATGGCGTCCTGTCGGTCGGAAACTCCAACGGATCAATCCTCCTAAGCACTCCTGACCCGGTAGATTTCACCCAACTATCGATTGGTGTCTCGACTGACGGAAATACAGCAGGGGACACGGGCGCTTTCACGGGCCGGGTCGTTTTTGTCGGCTCCAACAACATCACCCTATCCGGTTCCTCGAACGGAGGATCGGCCACTTTCTCCATCATTGGGGGTGCTGGTGGTGGCGGTGGTGCGGCGATCTCGGCCGGAGCGCAATCCGTATCGACTGGAACGGTCGTTTTCTCGAACTCCAACAACGTCTCATTTGGGATGTCTGGGAGTTCCAGAGTTACCGCTTCCTATGCGTTAAACGTCTCCGCGACAGGGGGAACGAGTAACGGGCTCTCAGGGCTGACTTTCAGAGACTCCAACGGGGTCAGTTTTGGCTTGAGTACCGGAGCAGGAGTTGGGACGCTCACTGCTTCTGTTTCCCAGACGGCCCAGACCATCGGCTTTTACGGGTCCAGCCAAACGACTGGTTCTGCATCGTCCGGGACACTTGATGCTAGAAGCGTTTCCATCATCGGGGCAGGCATTGTTTCGGTTGGTATGCACTCCACCTCCGTTGGAGGCACAACCACTGGCCTTGTAATCTCTGCGACTCAAAGCAACCAGGCCTTTTCCGCGGCTGGCGGGTCTTCTGCGTTCCAAACTCTCACCTTTGGGGATACCAATGGCGTCAGCTTCACGAACACCAATGGTTCTGTGGGCATTGCTTCGGTCAAGCTTTCGCTATTTGCTGTCTCCAATACCACTCAATCTAGTTCAGGGACTGCCAACCACTCGGCGCTATCTTTTGGTGGCGCTGGCATTGCTTCGGTTGGCGTCACGGGTGGTTCCGTTGTTGTGTCTGTTCCCGCTGGTGGTGGTGCTGGAGATGGTGGAGTTTTTGCTGGCGTTTCCACTGGCGGGAATACGGCAGGCTCAACGGGCACTGTATCGACTGGCAATTTCGTGCTTGTCGGATCGGGGCCAATCAGCCTTTCTCAGAGCACAGGCGCAGCGGGATCGGCAGCGACAGTAAGCATCATCGGCCCGGCCACTTCATCCCTCGTGGGGTGGAGAGGGATCGATATCTCGACAAACGGCAGCACCATCAGCGTCGGGAACCTGATGGAAAGCTACTTCCGGAACGTCGATGTATGGCAAGGCTCAGGCACGGTCACTGTTGCTCAAAGCACCTCCATTGCTGTCCCATTCCAACTGGATCAACCACTGTCCGTAGGGTTCATCCGCTTCCCGGCCTCTGCGAGCGTGGCCCCATCGAGCACAGCAGGCACTACAGGGAACTCTCAGTTCAGCTACGGGCACACGCGAAGCCATAACTTCGTCATCTATTCCAGAGGGACAGGGGCTAGCTCGCTCTCCCTTCAAAGCGTCACCTCCACCCAGTTGACGGACCAGCAGTCCATCAATGTCTCCGCAGCGGCTAACTCCACCCAGTTCAGCTACACCAACCGAGCCACTTATCAGAGTGAAGGTGGTACGTTCAGCACGAACATGGACTATTCGTCCTCTGCTGCGTCACTGAACTTCAACACCTCCGGGATGACCGCGTACACGGGCAACAAGATGATTGCCTTCCCATTCGGGATCAGTCTTCCGCCCGGTCAGTATTGGTTGGTCTACGGCATCTCATCGAGTACAGCGAGCCAGTTCACCAACCAAGGCACAAGACTGTTCAACATCTTCTCCAACTACATGGCAACCCAGGCCAACGTAGCCTTTGGAACACTCGGCGCCGCCACGAACTCCTCAATCGGCATCCTGTACGGTATGGGCAGCTTTACCACTGCCGGGGGTGGAACGACCAACAGCATTCCGATCAGCGCCATTTCAACCACCGCATCGCACGCCATCCCATTGTTTGAGCTAGCGCGGATCGCATGACGCTCTACAAGATCGGCTC